ACATTAATACACCCTCACATAGTCTGGATTAATAAACTTAGGTACACAGTAGGCAGTTACCCTGTCTCTACTGTCCATCCAATCGGTATGGCTATAGTTTCCATAGCGTTTAGAAACCTGAGCAGCGTAAAAGTTACAATCAAGGATTGAACGAAAGTACATATCATTACTGATGCGTACCCTGTCTTCTCCCACTCCTAAATAAACTAGTAGAAGAAAAACGTGCATAACAAAAAGGGAGTAGCCGTTAAGCTACCCCCTCGTTTATTTAAGCGTTTGCGTCAAGCAGTGCGATACATGATGCAGGACGCAGGACGTTGTGTCCCATTGCGTACTTAGCAACCATGAGTGTACCCTGACGGTTGATCTGATACTCAGATTCCATGCCAAGGTCAAGCAGCTTAACAGTAGCTACAGCTTCTGGTGTGAAGACAAAGCCCTTAATCAGGGATGCTTCTGCAACCATGTCTGCACCATCTACATCAGTAGTAGGCAGATCATAGTGAGTAGTACGTCCAGAACCAGCAGTATTAGCTAGTGGTGCGTTGTCTATTGTCTCACCTTCGTTAGCATTACCAGTAACAAGGCTAGTGTAAAGGTTAGATACATCAGCATGATTTGACATGATTACAGGAATACCAGCAATCATAGGTACAGTAGCGGAAGCAACTGAACCATTACCACCGAAGTCACGGTTCATGTATGTCAGCTTAGAGCCGTCAGACACATCCATCAGTGCATAGTACTGCTCAGGTGGAAGGGCAACTACCGCACCATCAGTAGGTACGTTAGCAATGTCCATTGTCTTCTTGGCATCGAAGATAGCCTTAGCAATCTTAGCTGGGTCAAGAAGGTCAGCAGTAGCTGTACCAACAGTTACGTTACCAGTGAAGTCTTCTTCAGTGAAGGCTTTGTAGTCTTGGATAAGACCAGCAGCACGAGTAGCGTTTGTTGACAGGGCAGCCTTTACCAGCATACGAGCTACGTTACGGTCTGCCTCATTAGCTAGTGCAATACCAGCTTCGCGTGAGTAGATTGAACGTACATCATAGTGGTTGATGGCTTCGTCAATGTTAGCAATGAACTGCGAACTGATTAGCAAGTCGTCAATAGTAACGATACGCTCACCAGCACGGATTGCGCCACCAGTGATTTCGTTTCCGGGGGTCAGGTACTCAGCAGATGCACGGCCTGTCATTGGGAATGAAGCAGACTTACCCTTTGAGATTGTACGAGTGCGTACCTTGTCCATAAGGACTTTCTTCTCTTCGTAAGCTGTTAGGACTTCGCCAGCATACAGCTTGAGAAACAGGTCACGCACGTCACCTGATAAGTTATTTTGGCCTTGGAAGCTTACGCTATAGGCCGGATTTGAAGCAGCTTGTGCCATTTTAATTACCTCTTAGTAATGTTATGTTGAGTTAAAGTACACTCTGCATTGCATTACATCCTTTTCCAAGATTGTCCCTCGCAAGGGGTCAGGGTAATCGTTTGTTATGTTAGCTTCGTGTTAGGGTTTCCCCTTCTAAGCACACCCATAGTAGATGTGTTTAGAAGGAGAGGGAGAACAAGTCTCCCAATCCCATGCAACATTTAGAACAGACTAGAACGAGCCAGCTTATCAGCGACTTGTTGCCTGTAGGCAGGGTCTTGCGCGTATCTAGGGTCACGCATAGCTACAGTTAATTCTGCGTTGCTATTAAACTTCCCACCAGAGGATACCGCACCTGTGCCTCCTTGAAGGAGACTTGGTTCAGCCTCTGAACGATAACGTGCATTAAGTCCTTGCACAGCAAACCTAATATTAGAAGGGTTCTGTGTATCCATTGCTGCATTAAAGGCATCTATTTCTGCTTCAGGTAGATTGTTAGATGCCCATTGCATAAGTTCAGCATACTGCTCTTGTCCACCCACAAGTGAGTGCATCTCTGCTTCTACTTGAGAGGACAAGGCGTTCTGACCTTGTATCCAACTATCAACAAGTGTACGAGAGAAGCCAGCATCTTCTAGTGCTGTATAAGCATCAGTAGAAAGCTCACCATTATCTAGGTACTCTTGTTGAAATACGTCAAAGTCCAGTCCCTTGGCATCTAGGGCTTCCGAAACCTCAGAGCTAGTCTGTTCTACCTGTTCAGCTAGTTCTTCTGTTTCTTGGGTCTCTTCTTTAGTACCATTACCAAGCTTACTCTCTAATGCTGAGTAAGCCTTTGCCATTTCTTCTGGACTCTTAAACTTTTCAGGCAACCAGTCAGGACGATCAGAGGGTGCTTGTCCCTCTACCTTCTTTAACATAGCATCAATATGCTCTTGTGATTCTGCTGGCTGTTCTTCGTGTGTATTTAGTGCATCTGTCATTCGCTAACTTGCTCCAATGCCTGACGTATTTGGTCAGGGTCTATGTTACCAGCTACTCTTGGCACGGTTTGCTGTGCCGTTTGCATAGCTGTCTGTTCCATCATTTGTTGTTGCATCATCTGTTGTTGTGCCATTTGTTCTTGCATCTTCTGTTCCTGTGACTTAATCAAGCCAGAGGTATCAATACCAAGAGAAGCACCAAGACGGTCAATGTAGTCATTGATGTTCATCTCACTAGCAATAACTTCAGCCCCCAGTGGCTGTAGATACTGCAAGAAGGTTGCAAGTTTATTAAGGTCTTGCCCTCTACCCAACGCTTCAATACCTGTAACGACAGTGGGTTTAACACTATCCTTAGGCATCTTAGGCATCTTACCCTGTGCCTGTAGGGAGTTAAGCAAGATATTAATTAGAGGAAGTTGAAACTCCTGAGACAGAATAGAGTACACACCACCAAGGGCTGTCTCTAGTTCCTGTGCCATGAAGCGTACTTCTTCTGCTGTCACTCGTTCTGCTGCTCGTTGTACTGAACTGTTCAACAAGAAGGCAGCAGCCATACGGTCATTAATCATCCGCATGGTTTCTAACGCTACACGGAAATCAGCGGCTTTCTGTACCTGAAGGGTAGACACATCATTAGAGTCACCATTCAGAAACGCACCATTGGGTGCTTTAGAAAGGTCAGAAGATTTTGTTGTACCGTTTGGACGCACAAGAAAGAGTACCTTGGAAGAAGCAGCACTACCCTGCACAATAGCACGAGTGAGTGACTCAAGACTTCTTAGGTCTCCTATGTATTCCTCTACATACCCACGTCCGTAGTCTTCTCCGTCTATGCGGATAAACCGAAGAGGGATGAATGGGTTTGTGTCATCCTTAAATGTTCCCCTAGACTTAGGGACTTCTATATCAGCAACCTCTTGAAATACTTCAAAACCCCTACCAGTCTTTATAAGCTTGGTGTAGAGGTCAAGAGATTTAACTGGAGTATCTGATTGTTGCAGCATCGCCTGTACTTCTTCTGGAAGCATTAGCGGTGATACTGTTTCTTTGGTTATGATTTCTAGAACATTGCCCATAGCGTCACGTTTTACAACGTAACGGTCAGGTCTGTATACCTTCATGCCACCCTTCTTGGGCATGTATACAAGAGCATTACCTGTAACAATAAGAAGCTTTAGGGCTTCAAATACAGGTACACGGATAGCCTTACCCTCAATCTCTTGCATAGCTGCACGTTCAATCCGTGCTAGTCCTTCTTCTACTTGACCACGATTATCACCAGCAATAGCTTGTAAATCAAAGTCATCAATAGTTAGTCTGAAGAAGGGACTGTTTGGAGGTAGCAGAGCCAGAAGCAGTTTTGATGCGAGATTGTTAACACCCCTTGCCCCTATACCTTGATATGGTGTACTGTAGATACTTGAACTACTATGACCTTCATCTGGTAAAAGAGTAGGAATGGTAAGCCTTGCTGCTTCGCGTCCTCGTTCTAAAAAGGTGTCTCGCTCCCCTTCAAGTTGACTGTAGCGTTTAGCTACTTCACCTACACCTTGTTCCATTTAGTTATCCTTTTGGAATGTTTAATCCTGATTGTCCTGTACCACCTACATTAGCGGCTGCTGGTTGTATAACCAAGGCTTTCTTGCCTCTCTTCTTCGTCCCTAACATAGTAGAAGTAGTATCTAATGCTGCCTCTTCCCCACTCTCTGTCTGCCTTGCAGCAGCCGTGGTTGGTTTAACCGAAGCAGTAGAAGCTACAGGTGTACTTTTCTTTCCTCGTAGTCCACCCATAGTTACTCTCCTGTAGGTACTTGAACACCAGAGCCAGTGCTACCTGTTTGTGTAGCTGTGTCCTGTAACTGAATCTTCAGACCTTTCTTACCAGTCTTCTTTTTCTTCAGTGATGTTGATGTTAATTCTGTGTCGTCCATCTCAATGTCAGGAGTCTTAGTAACTGCTGTTACTGGTCTCGCTGGTACTGGTGCTGGACGAGGGGTTCTTCCCATTAAACTACCCATTTAATTTTCCTCAAAATCGTTGTCTTGTAATTCATGTAACTTTTGTATCACAGACTGTTGCCCCCTGAGGAAAGATAATTCCTCAGAGGTAATCTGATTAAGCGGAAGTTTATCTGGATACAGTTCAGAAAGCTTTCTAATTAAGCCATCTGTAATGTTATAATCGTTTCCTAAAACTCTCATTTTATGCAAACTTTCGCTAATAGGGTTACTTTAGATTTCACAGACACCAGCAGTACAGGCAAGCTCCTGAGAACTTGTAGTATTATCAAGGACTTCTGTGTATTCAGCGAAGTCAATCACAGGCATTGCTGCTTGTAACTCCTTGTACTGGTCTTCTGTTACTTCTTCGTATGGTGCTTGTGCATATGAATGGTTATCATCCTCACGAGGAAGGAAGGATACACCGCACACCTCATCCCAATGTTTCCATACCCATGCACCTACTTCTGCCCACTCATTCTCACCTACATAGATGGTGACTGATGGGTTGTGGTCTGTCCACTTGTTACGGTATGTAAGCCAAAGCTCTAGGTGTTCGATTGCACTAATGTCGTGACGTGTCATACTATTAGAAGCAGAAGCCATAGGAAATTCAAACACTAGGTTCTGTGGGTTGTATACATCCACTTCACATGGAACACCCTTGTCCTTCATCCAAGTAGCTAGAGGGTCTTTGACATCTGCTCGTACCCTACGGATGTAGTGCTTGGCATAGCGTGGGTGGATACCACTACCACTATTAACTAACTGTGACACAGTACCAGAAGGCTTAACAGTTGTGATAGCCTTTGATGGGTTGATGCCTAGCTTCTCTGCCCACTCCTTGTTAACATCACGAGTGATATTCCGAAGCTTCTCTAGTGTACCACCAAGTACAGACTTCTCATACTCACCCTGACCTGACATAATCTTGTGGTCAAAGATACCAGTAAGAGATACGCCTAGTAGCCTTTCTTCTTCTGAGTTCTTCTTCCAGTTCGGTGACAGGTATTTGAAGTCCACAAGGGCTGATTGAATCGTCCCGATGATCGTTGCGATTTCGGTTTTCTTTTCGAGGTCTCCGACACCATCGGTTTCTCTGATGACAACTTCGGATAGGTTACAGAACTGTCTGCTTCGGAGACTGATTTCTCCACAGGGGTTCGTTCCAAAATCGCTGCGGCTTTCTCTGCCAATACTTTCTGCCTTAGCTTGGGCTGCTTCACGGTTGAATATACCTCGCTCACCTGACTTAGATTCATAAAGGGCTGACCACTCACGGAGGAAGCTACCCATGTCAGGCTTCTCTGTGAATGAGATAGAGTTGTTAGCATAACTACGGTTGACCTGATCGTTCCACCAGTTACCCATCTTAGCGTGACGCATACGGTCATCACTTAGGTTTGATAGACTAATCATAGCAGAGCGTCTTACCCCACCAACCACAACAGCAGCAGCTACCTGACACATAATGTCATGGCACTCAAGGCTATTCAACTTACGTCCTGCGGCTTTCCTAAAGGTATTCACCGCAAACTTGAATAGGTTCTCTAAGGGTTCAGCACCAGAGGCACGTCCACCGAAGGTCTTCAGCCTAGCACCAGCAGGACGTACCTTAGATGTGTCCCACTGGGGTATCTCCCCAGCATACAGGCGGCTAATAATCTTACGGAAGGCTTTAGCCCATCCCTCTTTACTATCACCAACTACCACAACCTCGTCAGTCTCAACAATCTCTGAGGGTATCTCAGGTAGTTTGCTAATGAACTGACGCTCGACTGAGAAGCCAACACCAGTACCACACATAAGAACCATTAACGCTTCATCAAACGCTTTAGGGTCATCAACAGCAAGAAAGCTACAGTTATAAGCAGCAACATGATTTCTATCCAATGCCTCCCCAGCAGTCATGATAGTACGCATGGATGGTACTACCTCAAGGTCATGAATGGCAACCTTAACGTCCTGTCTCTCTGCTAACACAGGAAACTTGTCAGTCATATAGTTCCACCATCGGTCTACAGTCTCACTCCATGTTTCTCTTCGTTCCTTATCCTCTAGCCACCTAGCGTAGCGGCTTACATGGATGTATGATTGATATGAATCCATTATCGGTTGTCTCCCTCTCCGTGTATAGTACCATCAATAGCACGTTTGTTTAGCTTTCTTAAATTCTCTTCTGCGATTGTTTGCAATGACAGCCCACAGTCATGTGCTAGTGCTGCTAGATACCAGAGAACATCTCCCATCTCTGCCTGTATCTTTTCCTTCTGTTCTTCCAGAGGAATATTATCACGCATCATCTTCTTAATCTTTCCTACTACCTCACCAGCTTCTTCAGCTAGTCCAAGTGCAGGATAAGAAATAGCATACTTTGAAGGATAGACAGCAGTACGTCTAGCCTTCTGTTGGTATTCATAAAAGTCAATCATCTTACCAGTTCACCCCTTCTGTTTTTTCTAACAGTTCAATCATCTTCTCCAAGTACCATATGGCTTTCCGTGCATCCTCAACAGGCTTGCCCTTCTTCCATAGGCGTGAGCCTGTGTACTTGATAACATTACCCTGACAGTAGCTGATAGCCTCGTAGTCACCTAACACATCTACAATGTAGTCAATGGTTTCAATGTTACCATCAGCGTAGTGAGCAGGACTATTAACCATGTCACGTTCCTCAAACTCTTTTAGCTTACGCTTCATATAGTCTTCATGTTTTTCGTGCTTGGCTTCCATAGCTTTACCTCACCTGTATCTGTGTCATATTCACCATTGCGTAATATCCTAGCAAGTCGTGCGTTCTCTAGTGCTACTTCTTCTGAGAGACCTTTGCTAATGAACGCTCTGACCACCGCACCCCAGCCATCACCAAACTCAAGGATTTTCTCAGCAGTCTTCGCACCAACTGAAGGACAACCCTTGTAGTTGTCAGTAGCATCACCAGTAAGAGTTTGTACAAAGAAGTTATGATCTGCCTCAACCTCTCCGATTTCCACAACCTCCCCATCAATCCAATGCTTTGCTGGTACAGTCCGTAGGTCTTTGTCCTCAGACCAGATAATAGTGTCTTCGTTAGAAGAACCAAGTATTCCCAATACATCATCTGCTTCTAGTCCTCTGTATATAATAGTGTTGTACTTCTCAGTTATGAATGTCCTAGCCCAGCCAAGAAGCATGGGTCTCCTGACATTACTTCTGTTAGCTTTGTAGTAGGGAGCAACCTTCTTACGAAAGTTATCCTTGTCTGACAAGGCTACGATACAGTCCTGCACAGGTGCTTCATTCAGTAGCTTACCTATCTGGTCTTCAATGCGTACCGCTACATCAGCCTCATAACAGTGTAGTGTCCACAGTCCATCACCCCAGTTAATAGGTGTCTCAGCAGAGGTAGCCGCCTTGTAAGCTATGATGTCACCATCAATGAGCAAAAGGGTCATCATCATTCTCCTTCTTGATTAAGTTCTCTAGGTCTTTAATCTGGGTATGTGTCATAACTTGTATACCAGTCTTGACTTGTATGTAGTCTAAGTAAGACTCCACAATCCATTTGATACACAGACATATACTTATACCAAAGAAACTACAGGTTATGATTAGTTTGAAAAAGAAATCAAAGTCCATGTTGGATACACTCCTTCGCTTGTCCCACTGACATCTTGAACCACTCACCCCTACGTTCAGCAATCTTCTCAGCAGCCTTGTGTGCAGCAGCCTCAGTAGTGCGTCTGTCCTGTGTAGCTACAGAGTACATCAGCTTGTAGTCACGCATTGGACTGCTAGTTTGATAACCATTGAGTCTGTCTTCTGCATCAATAGCCATCCCAATCTTCACCCACTCAGGCCATGCTGAGTTAGTGATGATGTACACCTGACCTTCTTTACTGCGTGTGTAGTTTTCCAGTCCAGAGAAAGCCGCATCATTGAATGATTTGTATTTACCAGCTTTCCATAAAGGATGTGACTTAGGCACATACTTACCATTAACGTACATAGTGTTTGGATTGTTTCTTTTATTTCTATCTTGCTGGTCTTCTAAGAAACAAGATTTACATACAGAGCCTCTACCCTTCCAATGACTTGGATACCAGTTATCTTCTTCTTTATGTTCTCCACATTTGGTACACTGTTTAGTGGGTGTCTGCCCAGTTACTTCCATACTTGTATTCGCTGTCAAGTCTACATCTGAATCCGAAGTGTTGTTCGACATCTCGCATTGCTCGTTGAATAAGTTCCCCTGTTGCATCTTCCTGTCCTTCCTTTACTAGTAGCTGTACTTCATCGTGGATGAACGCCACAATCTGTGCGTCCAAGTTTGAGTTCTTGATGGCACGATTAACAAAGACGTACCATGTCTTACAGATTATAGCACCAGCACTCTGTAACAAAGTGTTTAATGCAGCGTGACTGTGACGGATAGGAATGATACGTCCATCCAAACCCTTCAACCAGCCTCGTTCCTTTGCAGCATCGGAGACAGCATCCTTTAGATACTTCAGAGCCGGAAGCTTCTTCAAGAATTTGTTCTTGATCTTGCGTCCTTCTCCTGCTCCCTTGCCTATGATCTTACCTATCTTCTCTTCACCAGCACCATACAGAAATCCATAGATGAATGTCTTAGCGTTGTTACGAGTAGGTAGACCAGCAGCTTCTTGGTTTGTGGTATGGATGTCACCATTCAGTACCACGTCAGCGTAGCTTCCGTTGTCATATGCAGCCATGTAGTGAGCAAGACAACGTAGCTCAAGACCAGAAGCATCAGCACCAAGTAGACTGTACCCCTTAGGTGCGATGAATAGTGAACGACATTCCGTGCCATACTCAGCACCAACACTAGGTACTTGTGCCATGTTAGGCTTAGAGTGTGTACACCGTGAGGTTGCAGCACCCATGTGGTTTACCCTACCATGT